CAGTCGAAAACAATCTGATGTCCCAGATTGAATACCTGACGAGTATGCTTTACAGCCAGTTGGGAATCACTCAGGGGATTTTAGACGGTACGGCGGACGAGAAAACGATGCTTAATTACTATAACCGGACGATTGAGCCTATTCTTTCGGCGATCGCTGACGAAATGAAACGGAAATTCCTTACAAAGACCGCTCGGTCACAGTTACAATCTATTGAGTTCTTCAGAGATCCGTTCAAACTGGTTCCGGTGGCGGATATTGCGGAAATCGCAGACAAGATGACAAGAAACGAGATCATGACGTCAAACGAAATCCGACAGACGATCGGAATGAAGCCGTCCAGTGACCCGAAAGCTGACGAACTTAGAAATTCCAACTTAAGCGGTCCAAAAGAGGGAGATTCTGCCGTGGCGGATGACGAAGAGTCAGATGATGAAATGGAACATTTTGCGCACCATGGAATCAAAGGACAAAAATGGGGTGTCCAAAACGGGCCGCCTTATCCAATTGATCGAGGCGGCGGAAAAGGGGTTGTAAAATCTGGCGAGAGTGGTAAAATAGGATCAGAACAGAAAAAGAAAAAAGAGTCTGATCTTGTAAAGCAAAGTACAACTTCTATAAAAAGAGGTATGCGGAGTCTGCAAAAGAAGAAAGATTTACACGAACTGAAAATCAGCAACCCGTCAAAGTTTATTCCAGAATGGGATTCTTATCCTGAAAGAAAGAAGAATGGTTTAATAAGTCATTGGAAAAAGGAGATTTTTACTTTTCAAAAATCGATTGACAATCGGGTTGACGAATTGAGAAGAAGAGGTGAAGAAAGCGATGGACAATGATATTTTTAATCACATTATTGCGCGATTAATAAGTAATGCTGACGATGCCGTCGCGGAAGTAGAAGCTAATCCTGACAGTGAGTTTGAACAGGGTGTACAACATGCGTATTATACCGCTCTTGATACGATAAGGAACGAACTTATTATAGCGGAGTATGATTTAAAGGAATGTGGACTTGAGGAAGATCCTATGAAAATGTTATATCGGAGCAAAACAGATTAAGAGGTGAAGAAAGCAATGGATGAATTACTTGATCGTATTATAGAACGTTTGATAACTGATGCGGATGATGCTTATTCAGATGCAAAAAAAAATCCTGACGATAAGTTTTCAGATGGGGTAAAATTTGCATATAGTATGGCACTCGATACTATTCGAAATCATTTAATTGCAGAGGAATATGATTTAAAAGAATACGGACTTGAGGAAGATCCTATTAAAAAATATGCATAGTTGTACATTCATGAATAAGGAGGAACAAAGAATTACAATGGAATTGCTCTCCGAAGAAAGGAGAACGGTGATATTTTATGAATGCGGATGAGCTGAGAGATGAGATATCTGAGCAATGTAACGATGTGAGTTTCAATTACAATGGAAAAAGTGCTGGTATTTTTCCAAAAGTCCATGATTCAATCTCAATTTATGTTGTTTGTTTTGGCGACGAAGAAAAAGAATATTCCGACATAGACGAGGTAATGTCTGACAAATTCTTTGACGGAAAATCACTTGCAGAAATTGCAGAGATTGTGCAGTACACTTAAATAGAATACTATATTAATTTCCCATAGGCTAAAACGCCTGTGGGATTTTTTATGTTTTGGAGGAGGGAAAACATTGTATTTGTTTTTGTGTGACGGAAAAGTGGAAGAATGTTCCAAAACAAATTGTTTTAAACAAGGTGGTCCCTGTTGCCATACGACAAACATAAACCATGCAAAAAATTTTCAGAGAGAATTATTGCAGGGTGAAAATATGTATACAGAAAAAGAAACATTTGCAAACAAGATAAAACGTATATGCCACCCTAAATTAATCACAGAATGGATGGCAGGATTTCGGATAAGAATTCAATTACATCTTTTAGGCCGTTTTTCAAGGTAACTTTTATACACAACACAAATTAGTTTTTCAGCATCTTTTGTCAGGTTTATTTCCATAGCGCACCGTTCCTTAAATGTATATGGATAGTATAAAGTACGCTTGACAGAAATGCAAGAAAATAAGAAGGAGGTAAAAATTCAAAATGAAGAAATTTGATTTTAGCGGCTGGGCTACCCGGAACAACCTGAAATGCTCTGACGGACGTACTATCCTGAAAGATGCGTTTAAGGATAACGACGGGCAGACGGTTCCGCTGGTATGGAACCACAGGCATAACGAGCCGTTTAACGTTCTCGGACATGCGCTGTTGGAAAACCGTTCGGATGGCGTTTATGCTTACTGTACGTTTAATGGCACCGAGCAGGGGAGAAATGCGAAGCTTTTGGTGGAGCATGGGGATGTTTCGGCATTATCGATTTTCGCAAATCGCCTGAAAGAGCGTGCGTCTAACGTGCTTCATGGCGATATCCGGGAGGTCAGCCTGGTATTGGCGGGAGCGAATCCGGGAGCGTTTATTGACTCTATCGTGCTTTCCCATGGTGAGGATGCAGACGGCGAGGCGGTTATTTATACCGGTGAAACAATCAGTCTTTATCATTCCGACGGGAAAAAAGACGATGAGAAAAAAGACGACGAGAAAAAAGATGCTCCGGATGACGACGGGAAAGAAGAAAACCAGGAGAAAGAGAAGAAGAAAAAAGAAGAGGATGGCAAGGAAACAGTTAAGGATGTTTTCGATTCTCTGAATGAGAAACAGAAAACCGTAGTTTATGCCCTGATCGGAGAAACTCTCGCACAGAAAGACGGCTCCGATGATAATAAAAAAGAGGAAGAGAAAAAAGGAGGTAATTCGACCATGAAACATAACATATTTGAAAACGACCGGCCTGCGGCGAACGTATTAAGCCATGCCGATCAGGAAGCGATTGTCAGCCTGGCGAAAAGCAATCAGGTGGGAAGCTTCCAGACAGCGCTTCAGATCTATGCCGAAGATAACAATCTTCAGCATGATGCGGTAAGCGGCGGGTTTGTGCAGACCGGAGAGGGGAACGTTACTACCCTGTTCCCGGAGTATAAGGATGTGCGTCCGGGCGAACCGGAACTGATTACCAATGACCAGGGATGGATTTCCGTTGTCCTGAACAAAGTCCATAAGAGTCCGATTTCCAGAATCAGGACCAGCCAGGTAGACATCCGGGGGATTGAGTCCCTGAGAGCAAAGGGCTATAAGAAAGGGAAAGAAAAGAAGCTGTCCGGTAATTTCAAACTGGTTAGAAGAACGACCGATCCGCAGACCGTTTACGTGAAAAACGCCCTGCACAGGGACGATATCGTGGATATTACAGATTTCGATTACGTGGCGTATTTGTATAATATCGATAAGATGATGCTGAACGAAGAACTGGCGACGGCGATTATGCTGGGCGACGCACGTGACGACGGCGATGCGGACAAGATTTATCCGGAGCATATCCGGCCGATTTGGACGGATGACGATTTGTATACGCTGCACGTTGACCTGGATATGGAAACGGCGAAGAAAGAACTCCAGGGTACCAACACCGGGGCGAATTTCGGGGAGAATTACGTTTATGCGGAAGCGATCATCAATACGGTTCTGTACGCAAGAGAAAAGTATAAGGGTACCGGAACTCCGGATTTCTTCTGCACGCCGCATCTGTTAAACGTGATGCTTCTGGCCCGCGACCTTAACGGCAGGCGTATTTATTCGTCCAAAGCGGAACTGGCGTCTTCTTTGAATGTCGGCGATATTATTACGGCGGAGCAGTTCGAAGGGAAGACCAGGACTACCGAGAAGAACGAAACGAAGAAACTTCTCGGCATCATTGCAAATCTGGCGGATTATTCCCTGGGCGCTACCAAAGGCGGCGAAGTTACTCATTTTACGCAGTTTGACATTGACTTTAACCAGGAGAAATCTCTGCTGGAAACGAGATGTTCCGGCGCACTGACCAGAGTTTACTCAGCGATTGCGCTTGAGGAAAATGTTACAGAAGTCAGTGAAGTAGGCTGATCCGGCAGTAAAGGAGAAATTCAAAATGGCAAAATTTTATGGAATCGTTGGCTACGCTGAAACGGCGGAAACGAAGCCTGGCGTATGGAAACCGATAATAGTCGAAAAAGAAT